CTTCATCTTCTTCTCCACCTGCTTCTCCACCTGCTTCTCCATCCGCTTCTCCATCCGCTTCTCCAACACCTTCGATTAAAACAGTATTTTTATATGAAACTATAATTAATATAATTAAAAACAAGTAAAGATTATTCAAAACAAAAAAAATACCTAATAAAACAAAAAGAGTTATTCCTAATTCTGTTTTTAAAACATTTGATATTAAACTAGGTAAGATAGTTAAATCACTTACACCAAAAAATAACGCAATTAAAGAAGTAAAATATATTATTTTTTTCTGAAAATTTTTATTGGGGTTTTTCATATTAATATTAATATTAATATAGAAATAATTATTGTTTTGTTGCTGAAATAGAACGTCTTTCGGCGCCAACTTTAAGCTCTCTATCTAAATCTGTAATATTAGATCTTAATACCTGTCTTAAACTATTTACTTTTTTTGTCATGCCAGTAAAAGGTTCCTCCATTAATTCTTCCATTGATTCTTTATCATCACTACCTTTTTTCTCTTTATCATCACTACCTTTTTTCTCTTTATCATCACTACCTTTTTTCTCTTCATCGCCACTGCCACTATCTTTTGGTTCTTCATCATCATCATCATCATCATCAATTGTTAAACCTTCGACAAACCCTTCAATATTATTGTGAAATAATACAATTATAATTAAAGAAAACAAAATAGCACATGAGAAATCACACCTTATTACAATATATGCTAAAGCAATGACAAGGATTATTCTACCAAAAGGATTGTTGGTAACATCTAACAAAAAAACAGGAGTTTTATACATTAGTCCTAATAAAGCTAATGCGAGAACTAAATTTAAATTTTTCATTCTTAATAACTTGACCATTATATATAAATTAATATATATTTTTTCAAGTTAATATAAATAAATTTTTATCTCTTTTTTTTATAAGAATGACTAGTTCATTAGGATTCGCTGAACTTTCAAATAATGATAAAGATGTTGAAAATGTTTATAAACCAAAATCTAATAAAAAAAAACATAATCAAACATATAAGAAAAAAAAAATAACAGGTGAGAATGTTGAAAATTTCCTAAATTTAATGAGTAAAGTAGGAAATGATGATTCAAATGATGGTTCTGGTTTAGCAGATTTCAATCCACCCCCAAAACCTGAATTAACAAAACAACCACCTGAGGTACAAGAAGATAATGTAGATAGCTCTTTATCGCCAAAAGATTTTAAAAATTTAGATGAATATTCGGGTGGAAATATTAAATTTAATCAATACATACCATATTCTACAAATACACAGGTAAATCCTGACTTGCCTCAGCATAAAGATAAATTATTTGAAAGACTTAATTACGTTATTCATCTTTTAGAAGAAAATAAAGATCACAAAACACAAAATGTTACTGAAGAACTTGTTTTATATATGTTTTTAGGCGTTTTTGTAATTTTTGTGGTAGATTCTTTCGCAAGAGCAAGTAAATATACTAGATAATACATAACGTTTCTTCTGATTTTTTTGGATGACTAGCATAATTATAAAAATACAATGAATTTTTGATTTTAGCTAAATAAATATACTTTTCCAATAATAATTTCAAAATTATATTATTATTTGATAAATTTTCTATAAATATTATTTTAGAATCCCATTCTTTGCTTATTATGCTCATAGAAATTAAAAACCCCAGTGTAAATAGCTCATCATTAATATTTTTATTTTTATAACTTGTAGTTACTTGTAAACTTTTTACACCATTATATGATGTGTGTGCGTTGCGTATTATATAATAACCAAAAAATTCTTGATTGACCATTAATGCTGCTATTTTAATATGTTGTTTTTCTACTAAATAAAATATATGAGATAAATTCGGTGTAAATGTGTATTTAAAGGCACTTAAACTTTCTTGATAAATTTGATGAAATTGATTAAGATTTTTTTTATCAATAAAAACAATAGATATATTTGGCTGGTCAAATTTATAACAAAACTGCCAATTTTCTATTTTAAACATATAATTATAATATGTTGTAAATGGAACTAAAGCATTTGTTTTATTTTCTCTTTTGAAAAAACATACAAAATTATTGTTCATTTTTTGTAAATGATACAGGTGTGTAAATATTTGATTTGGGGCATAATTTTTTTTGCGATGTTCTTTATCAACACATAAATAATCAACATAATTCATTGTAATTTTAGTGTCATCTAATTTGCAGTATATTGGAAACATACCCATACATGCTAATATTTTATTATTATATTCTTTTATTGATATGGTAACTAAACCATCATGATTATTAAAACTATCCAATACATAGTCATCGGGTGGGTCAAATTGTTCGCTTTTATTTGGAAGAAAATTATTTTTGATGAAATGTACCAATGGTTCTTTTTTTTCAGTAGGTAACTCTAAAAATTTATAAACTTGTATTTTTTCATCAAAAAAACGAGTATCATCTGGTAATTTATCTGTAATTATTTCAGACTTCATAAAATAATAATAAATCCAATAATAAACATTATGTAAATGAAAAACCGGTTGTCTTGACCAAAACTTGAATTTTAATCTAAAATATGCTATAAATAAACAATATAAAGTTATGAATGTGATAATCGTATAAACAATAGTTAGTCTAACATGATCTACCATAAATAATTATATTGAATATAATTATTTATTTATTAAAGCGAATTATGGTTTTTTAAGTACATATAAATATTGATGCTCGTAGCTACAGCCATCCATATTTATTTTCCCTTCTAATATAAATCCAGCTTGTTTAGCTAATGCTAATATTTCTTTCTGTGATTCCATAAAAAATGTATGTTTATTTTGTCTTACATGACCTGTCTTATCATCTTTAAAAGTTTCATCAAATACTGCTTGATTTTTATGTTTTTGTAATCTAAAATCAGCTTTATATTTAAAATTATTAAATTTTACAAAAGAATTTGTTATTCTTTTTTTAGCATATTTTTGCGGAGAAACATATAATAATATATCAGCAGCATTCACTATTGGATTAAATTTATCTCTATTTACAAGATGTAATGTTAAAGTACCATTATCTTTCAACCATGTATAAGCATTTGTAAAAAATTGTTTTTTATTTTTAATATAGTAAATAGTAAAATAAGTACATAAAATATTAGTGAAAGAATTGGGTGGGTGGTTCATAGAATTTAATGCATCTTTTTGTAAAAATTCACATTCTGGGTGTTTTGATTTAGCTTTTTTAATCATAGATTTTGATTTATCGACACCTTTAATTTTATATCCCTTTTTAACAAATTTTTTCACTAAATCTCCTGTGCCACATCCAATGTCTAATATTTCACTATCTTTATCAATTTTAGAAGTATAGCATATTTCATTAAATTCATATTTTGTTTTATAAGCATCATTTATAATTTTATCATAATATTTAGCATAAAATTCATCATATAACTGGTCATTTTCTTTTAATTCAAATTTTTTCATTTGTGTAAACCCTTCTACAGATGGATTTTCTTGATTATATCTGTGAATAAATATAAACATAAGTGCTAATAAAATAAGAGCTTTTAACCACGATGATGACTTATCATATTTTTTAGAAAGAGAAATAAATAGTTTGGTTAATTGATTACAAAATTTATTTAATGAAGTAATTTGAAATTTCATATATATATGTAATATTATTTGATTTTTTTTTATTAAAAATAATATAAATGAATCATTCGGAAATTAACGATAAAAGAAACATTAATGAATTTAAAAATATTACCTTTTCGAAATATAAAAAATCTGAAGCAAAAAAAGAATTAATTAAATGTATGCTGTCACAAAAGATAGAACATGCCTGTTATTGGTCAGCTGAGATTATATGTGCTGGTCATTTTCTATATTTATGGGAAATAATATTTTTATTCTTAAGTAAAAATATACATATTGGTAATCCAAAATTAGCCATTTATATAAATATGAGGTTAGAAAATTTTAGAAGTATCTTAAATAATGGCTATAGCGATAATATTATTAAATTAAGAAATAATAAAAAAATACGTTTCTTATTCTGTGAAGTAATTGCTATATTATGTTTTTCAAAAAAGAAAAATTCTTTTGATGTACCTAAAATTAAAGAAACTGATTTTAATTTTTTTAATTTAACAGAGAAACTTTCTGCTAAAAATAAAAGATTTGGTTACGATGTCTTTAATAATGAAGATCCAAATGAAATATTTGTAGCTATTAACGAATTTGCTTGGAATATTAGTGTTAAAATAAAAGATAATTATAAAGCAATTTATTGGTTGGAATGGATATTACAGTATCATAAATTATGTAAAAAAAAGAAACAAGAGAAAAAATGTTTTAGAAGACAATATCCTGTTGACGGAAAATATCAATTAAATATGATTTGGATAATTTGGGACGTTTTATTTACAGAAGCTAAAAAAAGACGTAATGGTGTTGTAAAAATTATAGATGCGTTGAAAGATATTTTTTGTGTCAAATATTCATCGGGGACAAATACAAAAAGAAAATTTATTATTTATAATGCTATATCTTTATTAACAGAATCTTATGATTTAAATACTCCCATTATCAAAGATAAAGAAAAAGTGGAAAAAATAAAAAACCAGATAGATAAAATTTATATTCAAATAAAGAAAAACGAAATAAAACCTGATACTGATTATCTATTTAATAATAGCATTAATAGTAATGTTGAAAAAACTATAAATAAACTAGATAAATTGAATACATTAACATACATACCAAGAAATAATTAATTTAGGAATGACTAAATTTTTTTATTGGTATATATTATAATGCCTATTGGAGGAAAAAGAAAACAAAGAGCTTTATCCGTACATGGATGCGGTGGAAATTCCAAAGCAGGGTTACCATCAACCGTTGGTGTCCCTCTTTCACAAAGACTGCGTTTCAGAGACTGTTCGTGCAAACTTGAGAAAGGAACAGGTAAATGTGCCAAAAATTTGAAGTAAATACCCTATTAATATATATATATACATAATTTGATATATATACATAATTTGATATACATAATTTGATATACATAATTTGATATACATAATTTGATATAATGACTGTATCATTAGGAATTGGTATTTATTGGTTTTTGAGATATTTCAAAAAAAAAGTTCAAAATAAATTTTAAAACACTTTCAATGCTTATGAATACTTTTTCTGTTGGAATTTTGTATAATTGTAATCTTTATGTTATATTCCTATCTTTAGGAGTATTCAGTATTATAAAATATTTTATATAATTTTATCTTTCATTCTTTTTTTCTTCAATATCCTTTAGTTTAATAACTTCTATTATTTTTTCTCTTTTATTTCTTCTAGCGAGTTCACTTTCTTTTAATATAAATTTTCTTAATATTTTTAACATAAATCTACTTATTGTATTATTAACGATTTGAAAAATTTTAATAATACCACCCGTCGTTCCCATTATTGAAAAAAAACCATCTTTTTTATCTGTTCTTAAAAGCCAAACATCTGATAATATACCCATTAATATAGAATTCGTAAGTATTAAAACTGTTTCTAATATCATTTTAAATCTGGTTTTTATTTTTCTATCTACTTCATAATTTGGCAATTTTTTAATGTCTATAAATAAATCTTCATAATATAATGGTTTTGACGCAGTATAATAAACAATCCAAGGAAAATTCCAAAATAAAATGATAGAAGAAAATCCAATGATAATTGGATAATAAATAAGATCATGTATTTCTTCAAATGCTAATAAAGCAACGACACCAATGAATGGTAAGAAATATCTTTTTGTTGGTGTTTTTTTTAAACATTTATTACATGAACGTAATTTACAAGACATTGCTAAAAATAGTATTAAATATTTTTTAAATTCGTTAAGTATATTATTTAGAGAATAATAAAGCCAATATAAAAATATTTAATATAATATATTTTTATATGGACACTGCTTTAAAAGAAACGATGAATAGTATTACAAAAGGAGAAAAAACATTTGACCCTAAGAGTTTTGCTGAATCTTTTAGAGAGAATTTATTGAATGTATCTAATAAAATATCAGAAATTCCTTCAAAAACACCTATACAGAGTATTAAAGTTGATGAATTAAAGATTCCTAGTTTAAATGTTTCAAATATACCAAATGTTTCAACACCATCATTTACATTTTGGGGTATTTTTAAATTTATTTTAGCATTTATAATTATTGCTATTTTAGCATTAAATGTTTATTCTTTTGTTACAAAAGGAGTAGATGCGTATTCTTATTTATTTAATGAAAATCCAAATACTGAAGAAAAAGAATTAAATTTAAATATTGATGAAAAAGATAGTGGTGAAGATGAAACATCAATTGATATGGCTTCTGAGAAAATCGCAAAAGAAAATAAAAAAAGTCCTACTGAATTAGAAAAAGTCATGGAAAATAGTAAAAAAAGTGTTGAGGATTCATTAGAAACAACCATTGTTGAAGAATCGACAAATAATTACAAAGCAAGTAATGTTTCTTTAAATGCTAAAAGTAAAGCGGGTTATTGCTATGTTGGTTCTGATAGAAATGTAAGGACATGTGTTAAAGTAGGTGAAGATGATGTATGTATGTCTGGAGAAATATATCCTTCTCATGATTTATGTGTGAATCCCAATCTTAAAGATTAATATTCTTCTGTCAATATTGATTTATTCATTTCAATATTTACATCACATTTATGATTTTTATTAAATAAACTTTTTAAACAAACACTTAAATTACTTTCGACTTTTTTTAAAAATACCTTTATTATTATAATCCCCCGTGGAGCAAAAGTATGAAAATTATCTTGTGAATAACGACATGATTTCCTCGAAGCATGAAATTTATCTTTATAATAATTTTGTGGACATCCGCAATGAATACAATAATTATTACCCATTAAATAATAATTATTAAATAACTTTAAATATTTAACTTGTTGAATGTCCTAAAAACCATCTCATTGATAAGTATGGTGGGAATATATTTAGTGTATCATTTGATTTCATATTTGGACCATCGCTAACTAGTCTTTGAATTTCAGTAGTTGTTAAGGAATAATTATAATATCTCAATCCTGATAAGTTACCACTAAAACCACCATTCATATTTACATATAATTTACCGTCATTTTGCCTAGGTACAGAAGATAATTCGTGTCTAGCAACAATAGAACCATTAATGTAAACATCTACAAATCTATTTTCCAATCTTATAATAACGTGAAACCATTTTTCTAAAGGAATGTCAGACACTTCAATCGTCTCGCTTGGGTTTTTAAAAACACTCATTAAAATATGTAATTTGTTAGTGGTTCCATCTAAGTAAAGACCGGGGGAATTTAAAGGTTGCGCAGGTGTTTGAATAGATTCGCTTCCTTTATGGAAAATGTGCTTCATTTCACCCGGTTTAAATGAATGAAAATTATCTTCATTAATCAACAACCATGTTGAATATGTAAATTCGATTCCACCATCTTCATTATTAGACCTTAATAATGGCTTTGATTGTGGTAAATTTGGGTCTTGTTCAATATCCACGCGTTTTTTCCCTGTAATAATACCATCTACTAAAACGGGTGAACCACTTGGCGAAAACAAAACATGTAAAGCATGTGCCATAAATCGCAATAACATTATAAAGACAATTAATACTAAAAGTAAGAAAACAACCTTTGCTACTAAAGTATTTGAGTTTAAAAATCCCTGTGCCCCATTTACAAATTTATTATTTCCAAATTGCCCAAAAGCTCCACTTGGTTTAGTATTTACTAAATCTCCTGCTGTTGAACTAATTTGATTTCCTATATTTGCTCCGATATTTGATATTGCTTCAGTCATATCTATATATTATATAATAATATTTAGATATTTAAATTTCTAAAGATGCTGTCTCTTTATTATCAGTGATAAATGAAAATTTTATTCTATATTTATTCAATATATTTCCCAATAAACTTCCAGAATATCCTTCTTTGTAAAGTTCATAACATTCTCTTGGGTTCATAGTTCTAGAGTAATATCTTACTTTTGCTATATTTCCATCAAAACCAACTTCCCCATCCTGAACAGGACATATTTCTATTCCAGCTGTTCCATCAACCTTAACTGGTCCAGCTAATAAACTTGTTTTTACTAATTTACCATCTATATATGTGTCTATCGAGCGGTTATTTGTCGTAATTGTTATATTTGTCCATTTCTGTAATGGAACATTTGTTATCCTACTAACAATCATATTTTCACTATCTGTTCCAGAATTACCAGATTCTCCATTTTTGTAAATATTTAAATTTACTGCTAAATCATTTGTATAATTATCAAGATAAATTTCTGGAGATAAGTCGCCTCCAGTTCCCATTCTTTTAATTATTGTTTTCTTTTTACCTAATTTATAATTCCAATTATTTACATAAATCCAAAATGAATATGTAAAATCAGTCGCTGACGAATTTCCAGATAATTTTGTTGAATTTACTATAACAGTATCTTTTCCATCTCCATAATCTAAAAGAGTGGAAGCTGTTGGGTCCATAAAAAAATATCTATATATCCATATAACAACAAGTAAAACAATAAAACCAATCAAAATTTTTTTAAAATCCATAATATAATATTATGTGAGATATTTTCTAAACTTCAGGTGGATTTTTATTTTTAAATAAATTATAGTTTCCTTTAATTTTACCTTTTGATAAATATGATGAATGATAAACAACATTGGCTATACCACCGCTTATACCGTTATCTTCGCCTACCCTTAATTTTTCAAGTCTCTTAAATGGAACAATTCTCTCCATATTAGAAACTAATTCCCCATTTAAAAATATATCCACGGTTCCACCAACATAGTTTACAACAATATTATGCCATTTTTGTAATTTTAATTTTCTTTCTCTGTGAATAATTATCTCTTTATTTTCAATATTAGTTGTATCTGTCCTTACCTTTTTAGATTTAATAATTAATTCATTTTCTCTTGCGTTATATCCTATTATTGGTTCTCCATTGAAATCTAAAATCTTTGAAAATCTATTATAAGCTTCACTTGTGTTGGGTGCTTGTGAATGGATAAAAACCCAACAAGAAATAGAATAATTATAGGCTACGCCATTGATAATGTGTTTTTTTATAAATTCCGTTGTCAATATATTTTTTTCATTGCTAAAATAAGTGGCTTTATCAACTAAAACAATACCTTTTTCTAAAACACTACTATTTTCTTTTTTGTATTCATCAATATATTTTAATTTTTCTTCTATTTCATCTATTTCATTTTTAAACAATATAATTTGTTTTGTATTTAGTTGAACATGTCTAACCATATTTTTCATTTCTTTTTTACATTTTTCTATTAAATAATTATTATTTAAGTCTTCACACGTTTTTTCATTTTTGAAACCAATGCCTTGTAATAATTGTTTTAATTTATATTCATTATCAACATTATCTAAATTCTTTATAATTATTTTATCCCAAGCATCCGTATTTACACTATTGGTAGCACTTAAAAATCTATCTATATTTGGATTTTCTATAGAATTTTGTATTATTTCCTTTGCGTTATTCAACAGTGACATAATATACTCACTAGGCTCTTTTACATCATTACCTTCCATTTGGTTTCGTCTTTTTTTCTTAATAATTTGTTCTATAATTTCATCAAATTGGAATGTATTGTAAATTGTTCTTAATTCTCTAATCGTCATTGGTACATCCAGTTTATCAGGTTTTGTATCATCCACGCCCAAGTAATTTTCAATCCAACTCGCGTCATCTTTTTTTGTTTCTCTTGTCCATTTACATTGATTTTTCATAACATCGCTACTATATCCTGACCCCCATCCTGATAATGTTTTAATTGATTTCCATTTTATTTTACCATCATATATATTTAAATCACCTTTAATTAATACTTTTTTTTTGCTAGATGGATTAACAGTCATACAAAACTGTTCTAAATCTTCATTATCGTTTATTTCTTTTTCTAATGATACTTCTATTGTATCTTTACTGTAATTATCATCAGGTTGTTTTGATGACAATGTTATAAGTTGCGGTTCACTATTAGCTGGGTCAAAATTATAAATTTCATTTATTTTTTTTTCTAATTTTATTTTTTTTTCTTTAAAACTTTCAATTTTAACATCTAATTTTCTTGATTTTTCCCCATCACTTATTTTATTTAAGTATGTTGCTTTGGTTAAAATAGGAATTATAAAAATAGTTAGGATTATTAATATTTCAGCAATAAATAAACCATAGACAACTTTTGGCGTATATTTTAACTCATAGTATATGAAATTTACTAAATCTAAAAATAAACATGGAATCATAAAAAGAGCATGATATATAATTCTTAAAAATGGATTTTTTGTTAATTCCAATAATTGTTTTTTAAATAATACTACTACAGCCGCCAGTATTATAATTGTACTTAATACTACTAGAAGAGTTGATAAGTATTTTGGGGCACTATCTGTTGTGGCTGCGTAATATAATAGCATCGCAAAAAAAGCAAGTGCTACCATCATAAAAATACTCATGTAAATGTAATAACTTGTTTTTTCCATTAATTTTGAGTTTAATTCATTGGGTGTAGCATTTACAACATCTTTATTAAAATTATTTACTAATAATGTCATAAATACAACAAATCCCAATAGTAGTGCTGACCCACCTAATAACATTGGATAATCTTTAAATGTGATAGGCGGTGAAGTTGTTTCTTTTAATGACATATTTCTTTTCATTTTATTCCATTTATGTGGCATGAAAAAACTTAATATTGGATTAAACAGTTTTATTAATAAGTTTTTTATTTTATTGAATCCAAATGAAACTTTATCAAAATTATATAAAATCATCATTAAAGCTATAAAAGCACCACCCAATCCAATTAATATTGTATCCATTTGACGATGTTTGTAAGTTTTATCTACTACATTACTATTTTCATCTGGCCAAATAAAATCAACAAATTCATTAAATTTCAATTTCATTCCAGTAAAAAAAGAAAAAACTTTACTGAAATATCCAGATATTCCTCCCGGCGAATTTGCTATTTGCGATAATTTAACTCCTAAAAAGCCAACAACTAATACAATCGCCACTATTATTGGTATATATACTATAACAGGTAAAGCTATTTTTGCTACTTTTACCGATGGATCTTCTTTTGACATTTACTTATATTAAAATGATATTATATTATTATTTATTTACGTAAATAACATTTTTAAAATCTTATTTACATATTATTTTCAAGAGTTTTTCTTCTATGGCAATTAGGACATAAAGCTGCTAAATTTGAAACATGGTTAGAACCGCCATATTGTAAATCAACCTTATGGTCAACTTCATACGTAGCATCTAAAATATTTGAACACATAGCACATTTCCAACCCTGTTGCGAAGCTACATACTTTTTTTTACTTTCACTTACACTTCTTTTATGTTTTACATTATTTAACCCAGAATTAAGCATTCTTTTTATTTGTGGTTGAACATATTGATTTGTATTGGCAAGATGCGGTAAAATATGCGGATTTGACGGCTGCATTTTCTGAAATGCTTCTTGTATATTTGTAAAATCCATAAAGGGTGTTAATATTTCACCAGCTCCCTTATCTATCGGCATGTATTTTATCAAACTATTCGCATGTAAAAACATATTTTTTCCTTCCGATGGATGTTTTTTTAAAAACATATATATTGATAAACCTATAAATCCATACAAAATCATTGTATAATATTTTTTTCCTTTTAATAACATATCTGTATATTTATTATCATAATACGTATTTACTATTAGAAATCCTGTTATTAAAATAATCCATTTTGTAATTCTCATATATATTTTATTCTTAGATTATAAAATCAAATTGCTATATTTGGTTTTTCTATTTTTACTTATTATTTTTGATTTTGTTTTTTTGTTATTCACTTTTTTTTCACGTTTAGTTTTTCTATTTTTCTTTTCTCTTTTTCTTGTTTTGCTTTTTATTTTAAGTTTATTTAAAAATTTTCTTTTTTTTGCTTCTAACTTATTTTTATCCCATTTTTCCATACGCATTATTTTCTTTAAAGAAGTTTTATCTAAAGATTTACATATTTTACTATGTTCGCATAATTCTTGTATTGACATTTTATAAAAAGGTTTCTTTGGATTATACAATTTTGATTTATATTTATATGTTTCATACATAATAAATTAAATTGATATAATTAAATAATAGATTAAACATATATGAATAATGGAAAATTATTATAATATCTCAAATTATCACTTAATTAATAACAGAAGATTACAAAAAGAAGTCGTATGTTTATACCAATATGAAAATCATATTTATTCAAAATTCATTGACAAAACAAAAGCACATTTTGATAATGATGATATTAGTTTTGACATAATAGAATCAAATAAAATATCTTTTACATTAATTAATAATTCAAGGTATGTTTTACATATTGTTATAACGATACCCAGCCAATATCCGTTTAGACCACCATCTTGTAAATTAAATAATAATACAAGTTATATGGAGCAACTTGTAAAAATGACCGGACATGTTCATAATTTCACAACACATAGAGGTAAGAATGAAAAATGTTTTTGTTGTCAGAGTTTAACTTGTAGAGATAATTGGGGTCCAAAAAAAACAATTATAGATATGTTAAATGAAGTAAATGGTATGTTTGAATTAATTAATAATAAAGTGGATGAAATATTAATTAAAAAAATTAAAGAAAAAAAGAAACTTTCAATTATTTTAAAAGAAAAATTAGGCTATGATTTAGATTAATCACTTATTATAATAATATGTTGATACCGTTAAAAATAAAACAACACTAAAAATATACATATATTTCTTTTTTTGTCTTATTTGTTCTTTATTTAATATTTCTCTTGGTTTATAGTTCTTATAATATTCTTCTAAACTTTCATAAAAACTTTTTGTATTTATTTCTAATTTTTTATTTATTTTATTAAATACAAAGTGTATCCATTTCATAAAGGATGTTTTAGAATTTAAATAAGGCTGAACTGGGAAGTCATCTAATATTTTTCTCATAGTATTTCCTATAGGTTCTTCTGGAAAAAAAACAGGTAAATTTTGTACTAAATTATAATATTTTCTAATTGTAATTTCATTTGGATTTTTTGGATAGTAAAGTGCTATTGTTTGTAGTGTAAACTTAAGTTGTGGTAACCAAATCTCATATTTTAATTTCATTATATAGATAAAAATATTAAAAGATTAAACATTAAACATATTATAATGAATTCAATGATATTAAAAAATAATAGAACATCACAATTTTGTAATAATTGTGGAAAAACTGGACATTTATTTTCAAACTGTAAAAAACCTATAATAAGTTCAGGCATTATTTCATTTTGTAAAAAAAACAACAATATATATTATGTTATGATATGTAGAAAAGATTCATTGGGGTTTGTTGATTTTTTAAGAGGTAAATATAGTTTAAATAATGTTCAACATATTTCTAAATTAATAGATGAAATGACTATTCGTGAAAAAGATATGCTTCTTAAAAAGACATTTAATGAATTATGGTTTTATTTATGGGGGACATTTGTTGGAAATCAATATAAATCAGAAGAAAAAGTATCAAAAGATAAATTTAATATTTTAAAAGATGGATTAAATACAGGAGAAACACTTAAATCAATAATAGAAAATTCGAGTACAAATTGGAATGAACCTGAATGGGGATTTCCAAAAGGAAGACGAAATAGCGGTGAAAACGATATTAAATGCGCCATAAGAGAATTTATAGAAGAAACGGGTTGTAGACGTTATTCTTTTAATATTATTGAAAATATATTACCATATGAAGAAATATTTACTGGTTCAAATTTTAAATCATACAAACATAAGTACTATTTAGCAAATATAAAAGATTCCATTGATTTGAATAATTTTCAAAAAAGCGAAGTTAGTCGTATAAAATTATGCGATATTAATGAAGCCCTTACTTTAATAAGACCATATAGTTTAGAAAGAATTAAAATAATAAAAAAAGTAGATAATATTTTAAAAAAATATAGTTTAATAAACTTTAAATAAATATATATATTAGTAATGAAAGGTGGTCAAAAAAGAACAGGTGTACGTATAACATTTTTATTAAAAAAAAACATCATTTTACCAAGCAATGATAAATTATATTATCAAAAAGTTAAAACAGATGATCCAGTATTTTTTACAATATATTCAAATGGAGTATTAAAAAAAAATATAACTAATGAATATTATTTTCAAGAATCTGAATATTTTCCATTAAAAATAAATTCACAGGGCGATGAAAAATTAATAAATTTACCTGAACATATAAATAAAAGCCCCGATGAAGCAATATTAATGCCTTTAAATAGCATTAAGGAATCAAATAAAGGAAAACATGTTCTCAATAAGCTTTTTTATAAACATAGTATTAAAACATTCACATTACAAAAATTAGCAAAAGGACGTATCAAAATTCCAAATACAGATTTAAATAAATATAGAAAACCGTGGTTTAAAAATAACAAAAGAGTAGAAGGTATTAAAAAAAATAAAAAAATTAAAAAAACGAAAGAATCTAATGAGCATAATACATATCTAAGGTATTTTGATAATTCTGATGTAGATGGTTTTATATATTTAATTGAACCTACAAATTGGTCTTATAGTAAATTAACTAATTTTATAGAGGACATAAATTATGGAATACTTAAAATTAATGTAAATAAAGGCGGGGAAAGTAAATCTTCAAATGAAATAGAAAAACCGGGTGAAAAAGAAGCCACATTATACAGTTCCGATGACCCTGCTGTTGACAGCTCAGATTATG